CCAAAATGTTTTTATTATTATCATCTTTGAGCCATGTCCAAACCATATTAAAAAGTGGATGATTTGTTTCACGCACTTCCCATCTTCCATCCTTTGTTAAGATTGCAGCCTTTGGATTTGCATCAGGAAATCTTGGATAAAGAGCGCGGAGTAGACCGCACGCTAAACGACATAGATCAAAACTCTTATTTGGCATAACTTTTGGCATTTCATTATCAAAAATTGCACCAAAGTTATACATTCCATCTGCATCATGGTCTTCATTGTAATCACTCCCAATATACCAGAAACTATTTAACAAGAAAATGGAGCGTCCATAGTCAATAATAGTAAAGAGTTTTCCAAACGTGGGTACGCGCCAAACCCTATCAGCATCCTTATAATACAAGTATTCTTCATTTGTCGTCTTCCACAAAATGTTATTTGTGTGAAGATCATTGTGTGTTAGGCCACATAGTTTCTGAAGTTGTGTAAGGGCGGCACAAACCTGAAAGAGCCATGCTCCCCACATTACTTCCTGTTGTGAACTCTTTACCGGTGCATATTCACTCTCTAAAAGCTCATCCATTGTTCCTTGCATATGTTCAAGATATACAACTGCAACAGGGGCATTATACAAGACTGCATGGAAAGAATATTTTTCAGAATAGGATGTTACTGAATTAGAATCTGAACTAACGGTTTTTGGACCTTCATTATCAGTATTAATACTTGCCTCCTCAATATCATCAGATAAATCCATACATGGCATATCTTCGGCACCAAGTGATGATTCGGTTTTTTCAGATTCTGATGAATTACTCTCAGAATCAGACTCAGACTCTGAATCATCGTTTAGAAATTCATTATCAGGACGTATCAACTGCTTGATCTCATCCATGGTTAATTCGTACCCTGACTCCTTTTCACAGACACGCAGGCCAAAGTCTCCAGATTCAACGCCTAGCCAGAACCATTTTGTAAAACGAACCTCCTCCAATTCTTCTTCCAAATTGTAGTAAAACTTATCTGCTAATGCGCGCAATGATCCGTAGAATTCGCAGAAATGTGGAATATTCTGCTGTTTTTTGATTTTGCTAACAAGGGCGCTGGCAACAATATCAACATAGGCTTGATTGTTTGCATCTTTGATATGTGAAGGCTGTGAAGTCCAGAGAAAGGGCTGTGAAGGACGATCCTTATATTTCATCCAACGATAACAATTCAAAAGACAGATGGTCTTTTGGTAGGCCTTTACCGTCTTCTCTTGCCCTTCCTGTTTTACAGTTAAAAGTCCTGAGGCCCCTCCCTCTTTTTCAGCCACCCATTTTACGAGTGTATAGCCACTATCAATATTAAGAGACTTTCCACGAAGTTTTACAGGAACGGTTTCATTTGCAATAGGAATACAATCTTCAATTTGCGTATATCCATCGGCAGGTTTGAATACAAAATGCGTATCTGTTTCACGAACATCCAATGACATTTTTGTAACTGGTGGTTTATCAACAACCTGATTCTTTTTACGATTCGGTGGCATTTCTCTTCCCGGGTTTTGGTCTTTATATTCTTTACTTTCACGCGTTTATTTTTAAGAGCTTTTTTAAGCTTCTCGCGTGTAGGATTATGTCAGGGTCAGCCCATTCAGCAAATAGTCTTGCAGCACAAAGTGTACGTCTTCGTAAATTTGATATGAAATTGATTCCACAAGATGCAGTCTGTATTTTTATCGGACGTCGTCGTACAGGTAAATCAACACTTGTAAAAGACTTGTTATATCACCATCAAGATATTCCTATGGGGACTGTTATTTCAGGAACAGAAGAATCCAACAGTTTCTATGGCAAGATTATTCCCCCCATCTTTATTCATGGAGAATATAATCCTGCAATCTTGATGAATTTTGTAAAACGTCAGAAGCTTATTACAAGCAAGATTCAACAGATTGAGAATGCTCCTCGCGCCCCTGGACAAATGGTCCCCAAGAGTCGTCTTGACCCTCGTTCCTTTATGATTCTTGATGATTGCATGTACGATGATTCTTGGACGTATGATAAGAATATTCGCTACCTTTTCTTGAATGGTCGTCACCAGAAAGTATTTTTCTTGATTACTATGCAATATCCTCTTGGCATTCCACCTGCACTTCGAACAAATGTGGACTATGTATTTATTTTGCGTGAGCCTTATATCACAAATCGTAAACGTATTTATGACAACTTTGGTTCTGCTCTCCCCAACTTTGAATTTTTCTGTCAAATTATGGATCAATGTACTGAGAACTTTGAATGTCTAGTTGTAAATAACAACACACGCTCAAATAAAATAGAAGATGCAATTTTCTGGTACAAGGCTGAAATGAGACCAGATTTCAAAATTGGTGCGCCCGAGTTTTGGCAACATAACGCAATGCATTATCGTGACAAGGATGAAGAAGATGTTAATATGTATGATCCAACAAATTCCAAGAAGTTGCGCGGACCAAATATTGTCGTGAGAAAGCAATATTAAATATCAGGTATTCAACAGAAATGAGCAGTTCACTCATCTGTTCAGCGTTTATACTAGTTGTCGCCTTGATCCTATCATTCTTTTCTATCTATACTGAAACCTTCATTGGATCACCCGATGCGGTTGCGTGTGGTGTAGATAAGCCTCCTTGCAAGTTTGGAGAAATGTGTATTAATGGATTCTGTAATAATCCAGAACCTCCTCCACTGCCCCCTACAACTGGCCTTCCGGTCTTGCCATAAATTAATCCTCTTATGTAGAGAATGGCTCGTCGTGCAGTTGCATATGGTGTTGTTACACTCTTCGTTGTATTTCTAGGAATCTTGTTTGTACTTCCTTATGTCAAGCGTTTTTCTCCCACTGTAAGTGGGTTTTCTAACATGTCATGCCAGGAGGGTGCACAGCCATGCCCAGAGGGGTATTTCTGTGAACAAACCACCTGCGTTCCAATTCTACCCCGCTACAACATTGACAATGTTGTTCCAAGCTAAAGATATTAATATTATTTACAAAAATAAGTACTGTTCTTTAAGAAAGGTACTTATTTTTTAGTATACTTTGTCTATATATTGAATTTACTTCTTGGCATCCTCCATCTTACGCTGTAGGTAAAGGTCTGGAGAATTAAAGAGACCGCCTTGGGATTCAAGATCCTCTGCCGTTCCAGCATTGGCAGACACAGTCTCATTGACAACACTCATAACATCCTTCTCATCACGAGCTGGGACCTTTACTCCCTTGCGAGCCTCAGGAACCTTCTTGTAAAACTCGTCACGAGCCTCCTCATTCTCCTTATATGACTTCATGAGCGTGTTGAGCTGGTCCTCGGCATACTCTTGATCCGCCACCTCGTGGGGGTTTGGATCCCATGCAATCCACTTTCCAACTGTCGCAACAAAGATATTGTGGACAGGGTCGTTGCGCTGGAGCTTCTTTGCACGAGCAGCCGCCTCCTCCTGCGTGCTGTTTCCACGAAGCTTGAGGCCACGGATAGTTGTTTGAAAGTTGTTCTTTGCAAAGAAATCGTCTTCTAGCTTCTTGCCTTGCGCAAAGATAAAGTCGTCATACGATTCCTTGAGTGTCGTCGCCGTGATGTCCTTGGCATTCTCCTTCAAAAATCCCTGATAGGCCTCAAGAACACCGTCAACACGGATACGTGAATTACGGCATAGATCGGCAGCCCCACTTAGATCGGCATCCTGAAACTTGTTTGCTTCAGCATCTAGCTTTGCATTAAAGTCAAGGACCTGCTTGGCAAGAAACTTCTCGAGGTTCTTTGTCTTCCATGTGACCTCGTAATTCTTGAGATACTGCTCAAAAAAGAAGAGATCTTTCCGAGCAAGAACCTTTTCCGGACTAAGAAAACTTAATAGAGCAAAGCGCTGTCCCGGGATTTCATTGTCTTCATCCAAAAAATCCTCTTTTACAGTGTTGGACATTCTGATTCTATAGACAAGTCTTGTTACTTAGTCTTTACGCACTGTTTCCCCGACAGACTTGTTTTTTTTGACAGCTTAGAGTATAGAAGTAATGGACTTTAGTGTTGGTGAGTTCGTCAACCGTGCTTTGAAGTATCTATTGGAGGGCCTCGCTGTTGCGGTCGCTGCCATCTACATCCCCAAGAAGTCCCTCCCTCTTGACGAGATCGCCGCGCTCGCCCTTGTTGCGGCGGCTGTCTTTGCCCTTCTCGATGTTCTTGCCCCCTCAATCGGCGTTACGGCTCGCCAGGGCGCGGGCTTCGGTCTCGGTGCCAACCTCGTTGGGTTCCCCATGCGTGGTTAAACCAACTGCTGAATAAATTAAGAAATTATTAACTTATAATAAATTTATTATAAGTTAATGAAAAATATATTCATGATTATTTAGTTTCTGCGTGACTTACGATTCTTACGAGACTTGCGATTAGCTCTGCGACTATCTTTACGGTTCTTACGATTCTTACGTGACTTACGCATTAAGGGACTGTAAGAAGAGGCGGATGAAGGTCGGGAAACGCTATGTGTTGACTCTGCAAGTCCAGTTAATGAATTATTGATATTTGCTACTCTGTGCTGAATACGCGCCTTATTTGTAAAAGAAAGAGCCTGAAAAGCAGCAGGGTTCTTAAATATATTCATTACTTGGGCATTCGTCATGCTAGGAATGCGACTACTCATCTCTTATACTAATGTAATATAGAATATGATGGAGCCAAAGTATATTTATACTATGTATAATATCATATATAGTACTAATGAACTTACTTAATTTACAGTCGAAATTGTTGAAATAGGTGTTACAATTGTTGAAGGGGCTACAATTGAAGGGGCTACAATTGTTGAAGGGGCTACAATTGTTGAAATTACGATTGGCGGAGTTACAGCCTTTGGAGGTACAGCCTTTGGAGGTACGGCCTTTGGAGGTGCAGCCTTTGGAGGTACAACAGTTGAAGGGGCCACAATTGTTGAAAGTACCGACACATGTGCAACCGATATCGTAGAAATAGGCAAAGGAGAAACTACAGCTGTTGGTATTTCTACAACAGGTACTGGCACTACAATCGGCTCTGGTACTACAACAGGTACTGGCACTACAATCGGCTCTGGTACTACAACAGGTACTGGCACTACAATCGGCTCTGGTACTACAACAGGTACTGGCACTACAATCGGATTCACAGTTACAATTTCTGAAAAAACAGTGTTTGCAGGAAAAAGAGATTTACGCACTGTATCTATAGTTCCAAAGCTAACACCATGTCTTTTTGCAATAAGATCCATGTGATCACAGTTTTCTCTGACATTCAATAACCATGTTGGACCAAACTGTTTGTAATATGTTCCAATGATATCATACAATATCGCAATTCGCTTGTGATCTTCAATGACGGGCATATCTAAAATTATTGAGATTTATTTGAACGCGGATATACCGCAATCAAATTGATTTTATGAACTCCCATTTCATCTCACCGCAGATACATTGCCACACCTTACTTTGCTGATAGAGCTTGTCCCGATTTTTCAAAAGGGGAAAGCTTGCGAGAAACTCATCAAGTTCCAAAAGTTCACAGAATTTATAAAGAACGTAGGAATATGACAAAAAATTGCGACGATTCTTTGGACAATGTTTCTGGAAACTTGGCTGGATTTCCTTGAACATATGACGCAACTTTTCCTCCGTTTCACGATCCATGACTGGGGCTATACTTCCATTCAAACGACTAATAATATAGGGAATGTGGTCATATTGACGATTCAACTTTAGCTTGCGAAGCACCTCACGCATTTGACGATATTTGATATTCTTGAAATCTGTAATTCGTTGCTTTTTCAATTCAGCCATAATCGTATCAAAAATCTCCTGGGGAATCTCTGTACTTCCTTTGGCTTGGAATTGTGCAAGCAGTTCATTAAAATGATTAATACGCTTGTACGCATAGTAGGATGACTCGCGAGGAGGATCCTTGTAACTTGGCCGATCGCTGTCAATCAAAATAAACTCGGTCATGCCACATTCTGGACAATAGAGCATAGCCTCATTTTGACTAAACATCATATCAGTTCCACATTCCATACATTCTCCAGACATGTCATCCATCTCTGTTGTCTTTTTCGTATAATCTGGATTAATCTTCAAAAGATACTTTTCTAGCACAACATCACGACTTAGACCAGAATCACTCTTTTTACGACCCTTTTTAATCTCTGGTGGAGCTTCAAATGCATTATCAATTGTTGCGGCATCTTCCAAGGCACTCAAAACATCTCCTGGCTTTCGTTTGGAACGTTGCGTAATTGCTCCAGTCGCACCACTCATAATCTTGTCCTGGATATCGTAATAACTAAACAAAAGGTCACCAGTGTCCAAAAGGTAGTCGTATACACGGTCTTCCTTGTGTTTTACGTCATATTCTTTCTGCATACGAACATATTGATTTTCCAATTGGCCTCGCATTAAATCATCTGTTGTAGTATTCATTTGTTCTTTTAATTCGTCAAGTTCTACTTTAAGATTTATAGATTCAACTTGTTCTTCATTAATCTTTTTTAATTGGCATTGATGAACAACATCAAGTGTTGTTCTCTCTTCTGGGTTACCACGTTTTGTAGGCTTTATCTTGAAGAAGCCTTCACCGCTTCCCGACATAGTTCTAGCCTCTAGTTGTACGAGTGTTTAAGCAAGTGGTATTTAACGCGCAAATAAATTGATTTTTGGTTTCCCGGTAATATCTGCGGTTCCCCCATTTTCCTAGATTTTTTTCTAAACCATGGGTATAGCAAGAAATGACAGGTGGTGGTTTGATGCAACTTGTAGCTTATGGCGCCCAGGATGTTTACCTCACGGGCAACCCCCAGATTACGTTCTTCAAGGTCGTGTACCGCCGCCACACGAACTTCGCGATGGAGTCCATTGAGAACCCTTTCAATGGTGCCCCCAACTTCGGCAAGAAGGTCACGTGCACGATCCAGCGCAACGGTGACTTGATCTACCGTATGTACCTCCAGGCCACGCTCCCCTCAGTCTCTCTCCAGACGGCTGACGGCTCTGGCGCCCAGTTCCGCTGGCTCAACTGGCCTGGCCACAACCTCGTCAAGTCCGTTGAGCTTGAGATCGGTGGCCAGCGCATTGACAAGCAATACGGTGACTGGCTCCACATCTGGAACGAGCTCACGCAGGAGGCTGGCAAGCAGGCTGGCTATGCCAAGATGGTTGGCAATGTGCCCAAGCTCGTGAACCTCCTCGTCCAGGGTGGTGAGGACTGCGACGCCTACTGTGGCTCAGGTGTACCCAACTCTTCTGATGAGGTCACGAAGTGCGCGCCCGAGTACACGCTCTACATCCCCCTCCAGTTCTGGTTCAACCGCCACCCTGGCCTTGCGCTCCCCCTTATCGCCCTCCAGTACCACGAGGTCCGCATCAACCTCGAGTTCGACGACCTCCGCAACATGTGCTGGGAGTACGCGCCCCAGAACGTCAGCAACCCCCACGTCATCCGCGACCGTGTCGCCAACGCGGGCCTCGTTGCCGCCTCACTCTACGTGGACTACATCTACCTCGACACGGACGAGCGCCGCAAGTTCGCCCAGGTTGCCCACGAGTACCTCATCGAGACGCTCCAGTTCACGGGCGGTGAGTCAATCACGTCAACGGCCAACAAGATCAAGCTCAACTTCAACCACCCTTGCAAGGAGCTCATCTGGGTTGTCCAGCGCGACTCATTCGTGTCATGCGACGACACGATCGTCAACCCCTGGAAGGGCCAGCAGCCCTTCAACTACTCAGACTGGTGGGACCGCGCCGTCCTCGAGTCTGGCTACTCCGTCACGCGTGTGGAGGGCATGGCTGGCGGCAACCCCACGGTTACGGCCCTCATCCAGCTCAACGGCCACGACCGCTTCACGGTTCGCGAGGGTCGCTATTTCAACGAGGTCCAGCCTTTCCAGCACCACACGAACGTCCCTGCCACGGGTATCAACGTCTACTCATTCGCTCTCCAGCCTGAGCAGCACCAGCCCTCTGGCACGTGCAACTTGTCACGTATCGATAACACGACGCTCCTCCTCACAATCTCCAACAACGCTGTTGGTGCCACGACGTCGTCCACGGTCCGTGTCTACGCCACGAACTACAACGTTCTCCGTATCATGAGTGGAATGGGCGGCTTGGCGTTTTCAAACTAAATATGGAAATATTACTACTTTACCGAGTGTATTTTCGTATTTTTTTGGAAATTTTTGGCTTTTAATTTTTAAAAATTGATCAACATTAATTTTACATGTCCCGGTTAGGAAATGGGGACATGTAAAGCAATTGTTCAAGAAGGTCCCAGAAAAGGTGAAGGATGTAAGTTTCCTGGAGGTGAAAACTTATATTGTGATAGACATCAGAGAAATTATCAACATAATAAGTTAGTCTCAGAAGGAAAAGTACCTTGTAGATTCTTCTTTCGTGGGTGTGATAACCTTTTAGAATCATCTGCACCTTCATCGTGCATATCTTGTCGCGAAAAGAACTCAACAAAATCTGCACCTTGCAAGCATGAAGGTTGTAAGTTCAAAACAAATGAGAAATACTGCAAAAAACATGGAAGAGATAAATATTATGATGAAGAAAAAGAAAAGGGAATAAAGTACTGTGATGTAGCAAGAGGGTGTTTCACACTTTGTGAAGATGGCTTGAAATCATGTAGGAAATGTCTTGATGATGAAATTCTTAAAGATAGTAATCGTAGAAAAGGTAATCAAGTTATTCATACAGCCTTAGCAAATATGAATACTATACACCAAATATGCTGTAATTGTGGAAAAGATTTTGAAAAATATTTAACAGTTCATAATATATCTAGTAAACTATGCAAATACTGTAATGAAAATCAGCATATTCAAGATGATAAAAGAGGAGATAGAAAACGTAATTATAAAGAGGAATATATAAAGAATATTAAAAAGTATTATAAACAATATATAAAAAGTGCTGTTAAACGCAATTATGTAATGGAATTACAGTTTGAAGAATTTGAAAACATAATAAAACAACAATGTCACTATTGTGATTATATTAAGGAAGGTGAAGCAAATGGTATTGATAGAGTTGATAATTCTAAAGGATATACCAAAGAAAATTGTGTAGCATGTTGTGAAATATGTAATAGAATTAAACATATTTATCATCCGCAATTCTTTATTGAAAAGTGTCAAATCATTTCAAAACAAAAATTACCATCTGAAGAATTTTACAAAAACTGGGATACATACTATCATAAATCTAAACCACAGAATTTTATGAATTATAAACATCTTGCAGAAACTAGAAGAAATTTAAAATTTAATATTACAAAAGAAGATTGGGATAAATTAACACAAGAATCATGTTATCTTTGTGGATACAAGAATATTAAGGGGATTGGCCTTGACAGAATTGATAATACTGTGCGTGAATATAATCTTAACAATGTTAAGCCTTGTTGCGGATCATGTAATATTATGAAACATGAATTAAATGTTGATGAATTTCTAGAAAAAGCAAAACAAGTCTCTGAAAAATGGAAAGATATTACTGTATTTCAATCAATACCCCATAAACAAAAAATCCCTAAACCCCTGGAGAATAGAATTAATTGGAAATCAACAGGAGTATTAAATTCTATTTTAAGAAAAACAAAGGAGTTTTATGAATCACAAATGGATGTATTTACAGAAGATGAAAATACTGAATTAAATACAGTAGTTTCAACAAAAAGTAATGAGGAGTCAATTGAATATATTAAACGACTTCTATCAAAATTAAATAAACGTCGTAAAAGAGCTAATAACTAAATATAGATATTAGTATAATGAACTTTAATTTATTATTTGTAAGTTTAAATAAAAGGTGGATTGATCATATTACTTTATTTTTTAAAAACGAAAAAATTAGTATAATATATGATGATATACGATCATTAACTAAAAAACACAACGTTTTTGTTTCACCGTCGAATTCATTAGGATTTATGGATGGTGGTTTAGATAGAATATTAAATGATGATATGTTTCCAGGATGTAGAAATCAATATGAAAATAAATTATTAGCTTTATCATACAGAACAATTCTTGGAAGACCATATCTTCCGGTAGGATCTTCAATATTTATTAAAAGAGATTTAGAAGAATCTGCAATAATTTTTGCACCCACTATGTTCAAACCATCTGATGTTAGTAAAACAAGAAATGCCTATTATTCTTTCCTTTCTGCATTATATTTAATGAATAAGTATAATAACACGTTATTGGTTCCGTTTACATCACTTATAGTAACAAGTCACTGTTGTGGATATGGTATGATGGATGAAGAAGAATCTGCCAAACAAATGTATCAAGCATTGTGTGATTTTAAGGATAATTTAAATATTATAGATACTAGTAATTCATTGGATACTATATTATTTCCACTTGTAGATGATGAAAATCCAAGAACTTCTGAAGATAATATAAAAAATATACTTATATTATAGATGAGATATAAATCAAAAACAAAGAAAAATAGAAAACTATTTGGGGGTTCTTTAAGAGAATTTTATGGTGAAATGATATTAAAAAAAAATACAATATTATATCATTCAGACGATAATAAATTTTCTATTAAACCAGAAAAACCCATGTTATTTTTAACATTTCATCCAAGAGATTGGCAGGGAAAATATACAACACGCATAAAATTAAGAAGAGACATTTCTTTATTTTTTAT